TCCAAAATGAAGCTGTATGATGTAGCGGACGATGCTTCCGCTATCAGCATCGACACAGAGGACGCGGGAGAACAACTCTCCCAGTTCGCTGAATCACAAAACCGTTTATCCAAATTTGCTGAGTGGAATGTATGATTAATTTTAATAAGTATGAGGAGTTTGTGGCAACCGTTACGAGCGATGCTTCTACAAACTTTGTGGACTTCGCTGACCGTATTGGCGAACTTGATCGAGAGGGTGCCAATATTGAGCGTCTTCTTACTGCTGGTGTTGGGATCAATGCTGAAGGTGGTGAGTTTCTGGAGATCATTAAGAAGATGGTCTTCCAAGGTAAACCCTGGAACGAAGACAACCGAGAGCACCTGATCATTGAACTGGGTGATATCATGTGGTATGTCGCTCAAGCAACACAAGCACTTGACATCAGCATGGAATCTGTGCTAGATACTAACATTCGTAAGTTGTCTAAGCGTTACCCTGAAGGAACCTTCGATGCTTACTATTCTGAAAACCGCGCCTCTAACGACCGATGAACATTACTATCAAAACCCCTGCTGGTGAAGAACAAACATTTGAATGTGCCGATGACCAATATATCCTTGATGCTGCTGAGGAAGCTGGTCTTGATATGAACTATTCCTGTCGAGCAGGTGCTTGCTCTTCCTGTGCTGGTAAAGTTCTGAGTGGTACTGTTGACCAGTCTGATCAGTCTTTCCTAGATGACGATCAAATTGATGCAGGATTTGTACTTACCTGTGTTGCATATCCTACCTCTGATGTAACTATTCTTTCTGAACAAGAAGATGCTCTTTACTGAAGAATCACTCATTCAAGCATATACTGACCTTGGATGGGATATGTCACGCGATGACATTCATGTAGAGATTGGTGGCACCTCAGTCTATGAGATTGATGGTGCAGGCACTAAGTGGGCACCTGTGAAAGGCACCCGCAAGTATAACAAGGATGCGTTTATTGTAATCAAGAACCGCTCCCGTGATCCTGTTGTCCCATCGCAAGCACCTAAGAATGACGACTAAATTTATTTTGTTCACCAAGGACAGTTGTGGTCCTTGTGGTCTGGTGAAGCGATACTTCAATGCTCTCAAAGATGAGCGTACTGAACTCATCGAAGAAGTTCAGTTGGAAGATGTAAGTGATGTTCCTATTCCAGAAGAGAACCTTGCTCTTGCTAAGAAGTATGGTGTGACTGCTACTCCTGTTCTTATTATTGCTGATGAAGAAGGAAAACTGCTGGAAACATATGTTGGTGGTGTTCCTATCACCCAGAACATCCGTAAACTCTGGACAAAATATGAAGTATAAATACGACCTCCCTCTAAATAGTTAGATGGGAGGTTTTTTCTTATGTCTGCAATGACTATGGGGGATTATGGCAAGGATGCACCAACAGGTGGCGGCATTCGTTTGCGTATTCTTTATGACGCTATTGTCAATAGAGAACTGATAGAAGTTGAGAGTGGTGGCAAAGCACTCATCATGACATCTGATGCTGTTCTTGCAGATATGAAAAATGTAGTGGATGGAAACCTTGCATTTGATTCTCCTGATAAATCAAATCAAAACAATTTTGCAGCAAAGTATACCCGTAAAAAAGTTCTGTTAGAGATCAAGAAACAGGGCAAGAGAAATGTCAGTAAAGAAATTGGATTTACTGGAATTAAAAAGACTACGAAATTTGGTAGCAATAAAGGATCTGGCGGAGGTGCTGATGCTACTGCTTTATTTGAAGGAGCAGCATGTTGGGTAACAGCATATAGGTATACTCTAAAAAAGAATATTGACACTGATTATATTATTACTTTAGAAGATTTACAGGCAGTATCTGATTCTGTTGATACAGATGAACCTTTAGAAAAAATACATCAATTCATACTTGATGATCCTGCGTGGATGAAATCAAGTATCAGAACAGCAAACAAATTATACAGCGCAACAAAATATAGAAACACCAAGTTCAAATTTCATAGAGGAACTGGTATTGTAAAAACAGTTGAGCGTCATTATAGTGCAGTAAATAGAGCAGACGGATCCCCATTTTCTCAGATTAATAAGTGGAGTCCTGCTGATATCTACATGTGTTCACATGATTTTGATGTGAATATGATTACTGATGAGATGACATTCCAAGGTGGTTTTAATAAAGTTTTGTTGGATTTAATTAAATCAAAACAACTGATTGGTGTATCACTAAAGAAAGTAACAACTAACACGGCAAATCTTACAGAACATAATTTTACTAAGGCATCTTTAACAGTAAAAAAACCATTTGTAAATGTCGGGTCTAAGACTCTAATGAACTCTATGGATGTTTATCTTGAGGGTCAGGGAGTCAGTGTTCAGTATCGAGCAACTGATAGGGAAGGAAAGACCTGGCAAGGCGAAGTTATGGGAACTGCTGCAAAGCATGGTAAAATAGGTGGAGGAGTCATGAACCACATCATGGAAGGAGTCTATGGTAAAGGAAATGGAGTGTGGAGAGAATTTCCTAGTGCTGCCTCGGTTTCTACTGCCTCTAAAGGAAATACATTAGATAGAAAAATTTACACACTTGCCAATAATAATAAAACTCATGTTATGGGTGATGGTGAGGAAGTGTCTTTAAAACAAATTTCTAATATGAGACCGCAGTGGAAATTTGCTAAGTACCTTGGTCTTTTAGTTGTTGATCAATTGATGAGTGGTTCTAAAGATCAACGCGACGAGATAACAACTAGAATATATTTGTATGCAACATCTGCTTCTGATGATTCTGCACCATATATCAAGATTTCCTAATGGCTAACGTAACTCAATTAAAACACCTAGAACATTTAGAAGATGAGATGCTCAACTATGGAGTTGAGGGATGTAAAGCTGCTGTCAGTTTTCTAAAAGAATTGAGGAAGATGCTTGGACACCAAGAGAATAGTGGATTTATGCAAACAAAATGGGACGGTGCCCCATCTGTAATTTGTGGTACTGATCCTCTATCTGGAATGTTCTTTGTTGGAACTAAATCTGTCTTTGCGAAGACTGCTCCTAAATTATGTTTTGCTGATGCACAGATTGATGAATGGTATGACGGTGATCTTGCTGAGAAATTAAAGTTTGCTTTGAAATATTTTGGGGAGTTGGGTATTGAAGGTGTAGTGCAGGGAGACTTAATGTTTACTGATAGTACACTGAAAAAAGAAACTGTTAATGGTGAAAAACTTTACACATTTAGACCTAATACTATTACATATGGTATTCCAGTAGATCATCCTATTGGAAAAGCAGCGGGTAAAGCAAAGATTGGCGTGGTGTTTCATACTCATTACACAGGAAACGATCTACCTACCATGCAAGCAAAAGCTGGTGCTAAGGTAAAGGGTTCTAATGATGCGTTGGTTATTCAAAACGATACTCCTATGGACCGTGTAGGTTTTTCTAAGCAAGAGATGGATAAATTTAATGGTTACATCTCTAAGATTGAACGCATGTGTCAGATTTGTGGTGATTTTCTTGACGAACTGGTTGGTGCTCAAGGTAAAACTGGTGACGCAAAGTTTCACATCTCTTCTTTCTTAAAACCATTCTTTAATGATCAAATTAGGAATGCTCGTAGTATTGGTAATGTAGACGAAACAATGTATGACATGCTCAACTTCTACGAAGAGAAAACAAACAAAGAACTTGCCAAGATTAAGACTGTAAAAAATCTGACAGCAAAAAGAAATCTTGTTTATGGAAGTCAGAATTATGTTGTAGATAATGTCTACAAGTTCAAAGCAATGCTTGCACTGTATAAGGAACTACAGGCAGTCAAGCAAATGGTTATAGATAAATTGGACCACCTGGAAGAGTTTAGAACATTTGTTCAGACGGAGAAAGGATATAAGGTCACAACTCCTGAGGGATATGTTCTGCATAAAGATGGCAGTATGATCAAGTTTGTTAATCGCTTGGAGTTTGCATACAACAACTTCACTCTTCAGAAGCAATGGCGTTAAATTGTAATACCTGTTATTTTACTTTCGGTAGATTTCAACCACCTACTACAGGACATAAGGAGAACTTTGCTGGTGTAAAGAAAGCAGCAGGTTCTCATGATTATCGTATCTATATTTCTCAGACTGTAGATAAGAAAGGTAGCAATCCATTACCACCAGATCGTAAACTGCATTACATGAACAAGATGTTCCCAGAACATAAAGGGAAAATCTATTCTGGTCCTAAGCAACCTGTTGCTATCTTGCAAGATCTTATGCTTGCAGGTTATAATGAGGTTGTATTTCTTGTAGGTTCTGACAGGGTTTCTGCCATGCAATTCCTCCATAAATACAACGGAAAAGATTTCTCATTCAGGAAGATCAGTATTGAATCTTCTGGGAGTAGAGACGCTGATGGTGATACATTCGCTATTTCGGGAACGAAAATGAGACGCGCTGCAGCAGCAGGTGACTTCAAAACATTTCGTTCTGGTATTCCTAAAGCATTAAATGATAATGATTGCCGTGCTCTCATGCAAGAGATACAGGCAAACTTGCCCGCTAATTTTAAATGAAAGATTTCAAAACACTACGAGAAGAAGCACTGCGACAACAACAAAGGCAGCAGGAAATCTTCAAAGAAGGTGACGCTGTTATGTCTGCTCGCACAGGAGATAGAGGATATATCCATAGAGTAGGTGGCAATTATGCCATCGTCATTACAGACGATGGAAATATGTTACGCGAGTGGATAAAGAATATTAGATCTATAAATAATACGAGAAGAACTTCCCTTTTGAACGATGAAGAAACCAGATCCAGTTAATACAGTAAGAAATAAGGACGAGTTTTCGTCTGGATTGATGGAATCCTATGGTAAGTGGATGGGTGGCGATTGCTTCCAAACTCCTAACACTATCAAAGAAGCTCCATTCGATGGCATGGATCCTCAGTCTAATGGTGCTGAGATTGAAGACACCACTAAGCGCAAGAAAGGTGCTACTAAGAAAGGTGCATATGTAGGACAGGAAGCTGCTCCTAAGAATGAGGAAGTAGAAGTTCTTGAAAGAGAAGAATACGAAATTGACGGTGAGACTTATGTCATCGAGAAGGCAAAGGGTCTAGACGGCAAAGCATGTTGGAAGGGATATAAACTTGCTGGCACTAAGAAGAAGGGTGGCAAGACCGTTGACAACTGTGTCAAGGCAGGTGATGAAGTAACTCATGATGGTGAAGAACTATCTGAGAAAAAGAAACTTGATCCCGTAGGCAAAGAAGATAAGGACATCGATAATGATGGTGATCATGATGAGTCTGACAAGTATCTACTTGCTCGTCGCAAGAAAGTCAGCAAGATTATTGGAATGAAGAAAAAGAAATGAAATCCTTTAAGCAATTCCGCGAAGAGTGTGGGTGCGACAAAAAAGAGAAAAAAGTAAAGTCTAAAAAGAAAGGGAATGTAGAAGTAATGCCATCAGTACCCGATGGGGAAAGAGGCATGACTACTAAACCAACCAATGAGGCAAAGAACTATCCTGGTCCTTTGTATGCCCCATGGTCTGCTGTAGTCAAGGGCAGAGGTTTTGATCCCTTGGAGGAGGTTGCACCCCCTGGAAAAAAGTACGAGAGGATGGTTAAGCATATCAAGAAAGGATATGCTAAAGATGGCAAACTGTCCGATGATGAGAAGTCCATTGCTTATGCTACCGCTTGGAAACATAAGAACAAGAAAGAATCTTTTGAGGGTGGTGTTCTAAAAGCACGCCGTGACTACCGTTCTGGCACGCTGATGACATTCAAACAGTTTCTTGGTAAACTGAATGATATCTTAGGAGAGTGGGAGAAATAAATAGTTCTTGCACATCGCTGTAAGATCATGTTAGCTTTTCTACTCCCACTCGCATCCAAAATTATTTCAGACGCTGTTGCTAAGCTTCCTGACGACGAGGAACTTGGTGAGAAGTTGGTTGAAATCTGCCTAATTATTCTTGGCAAGGCAGTCAAACTAACCAAGACCGATATGGATGACAAACTTCTTGCGGTTGTTGAACAGGCAATCCAGAAGCGCGAAGAAGCCTGAGATATAAATAAAACTTAGGTATAATAATTATCGGAGCACACGTCAATGTCCCTTTACGGAAGAACTGACAGCAATGCAAACAAAACCAAAGCTGGTGTGGGCATTGCAGCGTCGGCACAAGCAAAAACAACCATCTATATTGATGAAACTGAGGCAGCCCTCGAAGCAAACAAGGAGCGTGGTCTAAACGCTCCTGGTTGGTGGTCTTACTACACCTATACTGATAGCTCAGGTGCTACTCGCCATAAGGCAGAGCAACTAGTTTTCATTGCAGGTGGCGATACCAACGCTAACGAGACTCAGGCAGACGATGCACAGGCAGCAGACGTTGCAGTTCTCATCACCATTAATACACAACCTGCAAATACTGCAGTTGCTGTTGGTGATGCACTACAACTCGTCCTTGCTGCTATTGCAACTCCACCTGGAGACGCTTCTGTTCTTACCTATCAGTGGCAGAAGAAGTCTGGCAACAGATGGTCTAACATTTCTGGCGCAACTGGCACCACATATGATGTTGCATCTTATGCTGCAACCGATGCTGGTTCCTACCGTGTCAAGATCAACTCCAGCACTGGTGCTAAGGAAGTTATCTCCGCCACCGCTGTTGTAACAACTGCATGATCTGAATGAACATCGATGAATTGACACCAGAAAACTGGTTATTCTTTGCTATTCAAAATTATAACAACCCGTCGTCTGTCACCTATGCTGACTTTGAAGAAGACATTAAACGCTTCAAATACATCAAACGATTGTTTAGGAGATATGAGACGACGGGTGAACTTAAAACTCACCTGATCTTAAATCATGTGATTGTATTGTATAATGTCTTTGGTGAAGCAGCAACCCCGCTGCTGTTTTATAAGACTGAAGCAACATACTGGCGTCAAATTAAGGCGTTCATGTTGTTTCTAAATAGATTACCACCTTCATTAGAAACCGACGCTGACGAAGAATGTCTGAGACAACTAAATCTGATATGAATGAGATGATTAACTCTGCAGGAGATGGTTCTGGTTTGCAGTTACCACCTGCTTTTGTCATGGTAAATCCCAGGCAGCATCGTAAGTATAAGAAGGCAAATCAAGACAAAGTAGATGGGCGCTCTAGAGGTGCTCGCTCTCTCTTCGACCGTATCCAAAAAAGAAAGATGAAAGAACAAGTAGAAACACCTGTATCTGAAGCTGTCTCGACCGAGACCGAGAGAGCTCAAAAGTCGATCTCGCAAATGAAAAAGCTTGGTCGTCAAAAAGAACTCGCTAAGAAGCGCGACGAAGCGAAAAAGAAAATGCAGAACAAAACCAAAGAGATGGATGTTCTGATGAAAGCACGCTTGTCCGACTTCAAAAAGAAAGCGAGTGACCAACAAAAGAAATTGAAAAAAGAGGAATTTGAAATGAATGCAGTTGAATTGATTGAAGGACAGGATGTCGTACAGGTTGCACTAGATGTAGCAACTTCGGAACTCAACCCTCAGGGTGAAGCATCCTTCGCAAAGGTCCAGTTCTCTGATGGTAGTGTACAAAACCTAGATAACTTCTCTGCTAAGCGTATCGCTGCTTGCTACGCTCAGTTGGATGACACTCACAAGCAACAGTTCCAATACATGCTCAACAAAGATGCAGGAACTTACCAGGCAGCACTTGACTTTGCAGTCAAGAATGTCTGATTATGGCATTCGGTCTTGGTAAATTAGCAGTTTTAGAAAGCAAACTGAACATTTATGAAGATCTCTCTAAAGAGATGCTTGACAAACTTGAGAGAGCAGTCACGACTATCTCTGATAACAGCAACAAAATTGCTGTTGTATTAGAACGCCATGAAAATAGACTAGATGAAAGCGAGCGTGCTGACGATTTAATTCTCAAGATGCTTGAGGAGATGAAAGAACGCCACGAGAAAGATAATGAACTTATTCACAGCAGGGTCACTACCCTACAGAAAAAAGTTGATACGAATGCCCGCTTTGTTGTCGGTGCAGGAGCAGTCCTCGCTACCCTTGTGGCAGTATTACAAGTGGTTCCACCTATTCTCAAAGTCTTGACACCTCAGTCTTCTGCTGTTAGTATGACTGAAATGGTTATGGACCTTAGTGAGCTTTCTTGACGTTAAGTATATCAATTTAATATCCCCTCGCCTGACTCTTTTCAGTCGCAAGAAGGCAGACCTGTACAACTTCAGGTGTCCTTACTGTGGTGACTCGCAAAAGAGACGCAATAAGGCGAGGGGATATTTCTTTAAGATCAAGAATGACTTTGTATACAAATGTCATAACTGTGGCATGGGTAGAACGCTTGCTAATTTTTTAAAAGATCAAGATAGTTTTCTACATGATCAATATGTCATGGAGAAATTTAAAGAAGGTAAGTCTGGCAAGGGAACTAGCGTACCTAATCCAAAATTTAATTTCTCGGAACCAAAATTTGTAAAACGCGATACAGATCTTGAGAAGATTTCTTCGCTAAATAATTCTCACCCAGCGAGGGTCTATCTTGAAAACCGAGGTATCAAAGATCTTGATTACTTCTATTACTGTCCCAAATTTAAAGAGTGGACAAACAAACAAAAGAAGACTTTTGACACCTTAAGACAAGATAGTGCTCGCATTATTATCCCATTCAAAGACAAAGAAGGTAACCTTTTTGGATACCAAGGCAGATCGCTTGCCCCTAAGGCAAAATTAAGATATATCACGATCATGCTGGACGAGGAACAACCCAAGATCTTTGGACAGGATAGGATTAACACAGACGAAACAATCTATATTGTAGAGGGACCTTTTGACTCCACCTTCATTAAGAACTCGGTTGCTATGGCTGGGTCCGATGCTGATATTCGGTCGCTTAATTGGAGCGATTATATTTGGATTTTTGATAACGAACCACGCAATAGAGAGATCGTCGCCAGAATCTCCAAAGTCATCAGCAGAGGAGATAAGGTAGTCATTTGGCCAAAAAATATACAACAGAAAGACATCAATGACATGCATCTTGCTGGACATGATGTCCAAACTCTGGTAGAATCTAATGTCTACCAGGGACTACAAGCAACCCTAAAATTTAACGACTGGAAAAAAGTATGACAAACGGGCATGGTATCAAGGTAAAGAAGCGCAGCGGCGCTGTAGAGGCGTTGAACCTTGATAAGATTCATAAGATGGTAGAAGAGGCATGTGAGGGTCTAGGGAGCGGTGTGAGTGCCTCTCAGGTCGAAATGAACTCTGGTCTCCAGTTCTTCGATGGAATTGAAACAAAGGACATTCAGGAGATCCTGGTGCGTTCTGCTAGTGACTTGATTAGTCTCGACAATCCTAACTATCAATTCGTTGCTGCTCGTCTGCTGCTGTTCGCAGTTCGTAAGCAAGTCTTCGGACCAGAGTGGATGAATGGTTATCCTTCTATTCTCGACCATTGTTACAGTTGTGTTGAGAAGGGTGTATACGATCGTGAAATTCTTGATAAGTATACATACGAAGAGTGGGGCAAGATTAATTCTTGGATCGACCACGAGAGAGATATGCTATTCACCTACGCAGGTTTGCGTCAGGTGGTGGACAAATACTTGGTTCAAGATCGTAGTAATGGTGAGGTGTATGAGACACCCCAGTACATGTACATGATGATTGCTGCGACTCTCTTCCAAAACTATCCTACGGAAACGAGACTGGAATATGTCCGACGCTACTACAACGCAATCAGCAAGCACAAAATCAACATTCCCACACCTATCATGGCAGGGGTTAGAACTCCACTTCGACAATTTGCTAGCTGTGTGCTTGTTGATAGCGATGACACCCTCGATAGTATCTTTAGCTCTGATATGGCTATCGGCAGATATGTTGCACAAAGGGCTGGCATCGGCATCAACGCAGGCAGAATCCGTGGCATCAACAGTAAGATCAGAGGCGGTGAAGTTCAACACACAGGTGTTGTTCCATTCCTTAAAAAATTTGAGGCGACTGTCCGCTGCTGTACACAAAATGGAATCCGAGGTGGAAGCGCGACTGTCCACTTCCCCATCTGGCACCAAGAAATCGAAGACATCCTTGTCCTGAAGAACAACAAAGGCACTGAGGACAACCGTGTCAGAAAACTCGACTACTCAATCCAAATCAGCAAACTATTCTATGAGCGTTTCATCAACAACCAAGAAGTATCCCTCTTCTCTCCACACGACGTTCCTGGTTTGTACGACGCTTTTGGCACTCCTGAGTTTGATGATCTCTATCGCCAGTATGAATCTGACGGATCTATTCCACGCAAAACTATTGGTGGTCAAGAACTCATTCTGGACCTCTTAAAAGAGAGAGCAGAGACTGGTCGTGTTTATATCATGAACATTGACCATTGTAATGAGCATTCGTCTTTCAAAGACAAGGTAAATATGAGTAACCTCTGCCAAGAGATTACTCTTCCTACCACTCCTCTTCAACATATTGATGGATCTGGTGAGATTGCCCTGTGTATCTTGTCTGCAATCAACATTGGAAAGATTAATAAACTCGATGAATTGGAAAACCTTTGTGACCTCGCAGTCCGTGGTCTAGAGGAACTTATTGACTACCAGGAATATCCTGTTGAGGCAGCAAAACAAAGCACTCTCAACCGTCGTTCTCTGGGTATTGGTTATATCGGACTAGCACATTACCTAGCAAAGCAAGGAGAACACTATGACGATCCAAAAGCATGGAAACTCGTCCACGACTTGTCTGAAAGTTTCCAATATTACCTTCTCAAGTCAAGCAACACCGTCGCCCAAGAGAAGGGCAAGTGTGGATATTTTGATAGAACCAAGTATGCAGACGGTATCCTCCCAATCGACACTTACAAGCGTGACATCGATGAGTTCTGTGGAACGGAATTGAATCATGATTGGGAATCTCTTAGAACATCTATCACCACCCACGGTCTTAGGCACTCAACACTGTCCGCTCAGATGCCATCGGAGAGCAGTTCCGTTGTGTCAAACGCAACAAATGGAATCGAGCCACCTAGAGCCTTTTTGTCCACTAAAAAAAGCAAAAAGGGACCGCTCAAACAGATCGTTCCTCAGTATGGTAGTCTCAAAAATAACTACACTCTTCTCTGGGATATGAAAGACAACGATGGTTACATCAAAGTTGTCGCTGCGATGCAAAAGTTCTTTGACCAGGCAATTTCAGGCAACTGGAGTTACAATCCAGAGAACTATGACAACAATGAGGTGCCAGTATCTGTCATGGCAGGTGATCTTCTGAAGACCTACAAGTATGGTTGGAAGACTTCATATTATCAGAACACTTATGATCAAAAAGGAGAAGAACCTGAACTGACTGCTGAGAAAAAAGAATCAATTGAAGACCTATTATCTCAAATTCTAGAAACCGAGGAGGAAGACTGTGACAGCTGCAAAATTTAGAACTAGTGGAGAACCTATGCGTAGTAAAGTAAAGGGAATGACGGTGTTTAACACCACCCAGGTAGACAGCACGAAGCAAAAGATGTTCTTTGGACCCCCTCTTGGGGTCCAACGCTATGACAAATTCAAGTATCCTGTGTTTGATAAACTTACACAGCAACAACTAGGTTATTTTTGGCGTCCAGAAGAAGTATCATTGCAAAAAGATCGTGCCGACTATCAGACACTTAATGCAGCACAAAA